GCTCTAACCAATTCCAGAGTTCTTTCTAATTAATTCTAAATACTTCTAAATATTTAATATTCCTAGGTGATTAAATAGTGATTAGATTATTATATAAAAAGTGATTATACTAATTTCCTCGTTATGCGTGTGAGAATCCACGTCACATTATGTGATAATTTATGCACTACTAGAGTCTGTAGTGGCTCCACTCACTTGTTGCGAGTGATTTCTATTCATAGTAGGGGTTACACCTCTACTTGCGGCTGTATTTGATATAGGAGCCATTGCACCAGCCATTTGAAGTCTGTTGCGCATATCGACATTCCTATTTTCATTATATGACTCTCGTTCTAATTGATTTTTCAACGCAGCCATTCGTTGATCATGTCCAAATTGATTGCCTTGCATAAGTTGTTCCTGGGTGAAACTACCTTGTTGCATTTCGCGAGATCGCTTGTCGTTTAAAATTTGTGTATTCCAGTGCAAGTCGCGATCCGCTTGATTTTCTCCTTGCATGAATTTCCTGTTTTGCCATTCTGAGATACCTTGTCCAATTCCTTGCATTGCTCCAGCGCCTGCAGCCATGGCGAACATAGCCATTTGATCAACATCTCCCGTCTTCATATTAATTAATGTGCGTTTAATATTTTCAATGTCTCGGCGTTGAGTATACATTTGACGCCTACTGGATCTTTGAATATCGGGAACAACTTCTCCAAAATCGTAATGAGAGATTACTGCAGGGATTTCGATTGCAGGCATGTAACTAAGAGAGGTCAATGCCGATCCTTGACGCAATAACCATGTTGATGTATCTGTTTCACGAGTTGGAATTGTGCGATCACCGAAGCGAACATCAGTAAATACCAAATTTGCGATTTTTCTACCATTATATTGAGCAAACATATGCTGTCCGCGAATGGTAAAACCAATTTCATTGTCATATCTAATTGTTGCGACGATTTGACGTCGATCTGAGTCAAAAAGTGAAAATTGGCAAAAACCATTAGTGCCTGAAGTAAGAGTGTTGAAATAATTATTAAGACGTTTTTCAATGGATGTTACACCAGACGTAGGTGCATAGAATTCTCCAGTATATACAGGGAAAGACGAAGTTCCAAATCGTAAAATTTTCTCATCGCCTGATAAATTATATTGAAATACAGGAGTCATAACTGCAGAAACGACTCCACTATTGAAAACTGCATTACGGACCTGGATTGGATCGTCCGTAGTTTGAAAACCTAAAGTGAAGAAAAATACTTGAAACTTTGAACCGTTACACTCACATGTAAGTGATAATGTATTTGACATACGAGTTACTGGACTTCCATTTTTGGGTACAAAAGAAATAGTCAGAGAATCTGTGGTAGAAGTAACAATATCAATACCAGATCCAGAAAAACGGGTGATAATTGCTGGAACATTATTTGCAGCTAAACAATAGCCTAATGAAACTGTCTGATTTCCACCTGAGTAAATTTGGGTGGGGACTTGACCGATGACAACCATACCTGCATGGTCAGCACCAGTTTGGTAATTCTTCGTTGAAAACTGAGGAATTATGCCATTAATATAATCAGACTCAACAAGAGCATGTTTATGATTTGATGTACGGTAAAGACTAGCTCCTGAACTAAGAGTAATATAAGGAGTATCTTTAAGATATGGAATTGCTGGTTGTTCCCATTTCCCTGTTGTTGTTGGAATTTCTAAGTTTAATCCTACTACAGGATATTGCTCACCATCAGTGCACATATATACAAGTGGAGAGTCTGCCAATCCGTATTCACTGAAGATTGTTCCAAATGTGCGATTAGAGATTGAATTTACTGCTTCTGTCTGTTGACTACCAGGGGAGGTGCCAATTAATTCATTTGCCAATTTTGGATCGGAAAAGCGGAAGTTTTGAGACAAATAAGAAGCCACGTTGAAATAACAAGCAGCTTCGGGATTTTGAAATGGATTAACCACAGCGCGGTACATGACAATTGCAAAACCTGGTCGAGTTTCGATTAGATCGTCGGCTGCAATGTCTGTAGATCGATAGAAAAGACTACGACGAGCATCAGCAAGTGCGAAGCACTTTGTCCATGATTCTCGGACTGAGAATGTTACCCACATGTATTTTTGAAATTCAGCATCAGAGATAATATCTCCTTCACGCCATTTACGAATGTCAGGAATCCATGCCCACGCAAGCTCTCCCATAAAGATGGGATTACCAATAGTGTGAACACGATAAATTAGGGGACCTACGAATCGATTATGTAATTTTGCAAGTGTTTGGATGTATGGATTCAAAGTTGTCGGATCGTATGATTGAATTAACAAAACAGTTCCTCTCGGAACGTTTTGATTGATTGCCTTATCTGCCACATGATCTACAGCTTGACGATAAGCCAGATCCATAATAGTGAAATCCACACCACCAAATTGTAACATATCAGGTGGTTGATTGATATTCTCCAATTCTGCGATACCCTCTGGCAAGTTAACTAGTGCTGTTGGTTCCGTAGTTGGCTCTGGGACGGCACCAGATGCTGGTGTTACTGCAATTGGTGGGGGTGGGACTGATCCAGGGGACGAATTCATAGTCATTCCAGCACCTTGTGGTGCTGATTCCATTTGATCAACATCGGATGTGTGATATGGGATGTCCGATTTTACTTTTGTCTTTCTGTATCCTCCAATCGGAAACGCTTTCTTCATAACAACCTCCTTATATGACATTGGTTGTACTCGTGATGATTCTCCTTTAAAACGAGGTCGATTTTCCATTTTCTGTTTAATTTCTGTGGTATAATCTGCCCTTGTATATGATGGATACTCATATTTTGGGTCCTTTAAGAGTTGTTCCAATTCGCTCCGGGTTGGTTGGATTTGATCTACATCGGCATTGCCAACAAGATCAGCATAGTCCTGTTCAGCTTCTGTTAAGATTTTCTTTGTTTCCAGTGCTTCTTCAAATGCTTTATCAAAAACATTTGTTGCTTCCATAAGAGTGTCAATTGTGTCATTATTAGGAGTAATTGAGACGTCAATACATTCAGGGAATGATTGAACAGATTTAAAGAATGACGAACGGGCTTCATAAATGGCTCTTGATAATTCCGGATTAATTCCGGCAACAGATGTTAATGTCTTCCGTTCTGAAATATATACGTAATAATTAGAATTACGGAAACATCGGATTTCGATTGCCCCGTAATCTTTTACGCGCAGATTGCAAAACTCACTGAGAGAAGCAGGCGAAATCAGAGGTGTAATTTGATAACGCTCTACAACCTGATGGTAAGCATTTAGCTTACTAGTTTTCTTATTGGGTCCTTGCCCAACGAATTTTGTTGGACTTCCTTCCCAGTCAAGCATCATGATGTACTTTGATTCTTTCCCCTCAGTGGGTATTGGTAAAGTGTGTGCCAGTGCTACTGGCTTATTTAATTTATAATGGTTACACCATTCTTCTACAAGAACAATATCGTTGTGACCACTCATATTTGTTTGTATTTGATCAAGATTATTGATTGAATATAAAGAATTATTTAAAATACTAACTTGTATATTTCTTCCCGAGATTATACTTTCTGTATAAATCTCACGTGTTAAATGATCTCGCATATCAATTCCGTCGATTATAGATTGTTTGACTCCTTTTTCTCGCATTCTACTTGCTATCTTTTTGGCCACAAGTAAATATTTTTTAAACTGCGAGGGCGTATGTAACGAGGCCTCATTAAGCGCATTGTTGATCGAATCGACAACTTGATGGTCTGTTGTCCAAACTACTTCCTTTCCATTAACGCGTGTGACGATTTCATTTGTTACTGGTGAGACCCACTCAAAAAGTGCGAGAATAGTTTTCTGCTTTAAGGGACATACAATGACTCCATTGCGTGTAGGGCGAATTGTTCTACTACAAAATGCGAGTTCGTGGTCATTTTCGAATTTAATATCGCTCTGTTTATCTGGAGACGTGACCATTACTCCCAACTCGTGATAATTTTTAACCATCGTTGGTATAATGGTAGGATCTTTAGCGACTTGTGGTGAGACTCCAATTGAAATGTCATCTCCTAGAATAATGGGGTCAAAATTGATTGCAACCCAGCCAGGTGTATGCTGAGTATCCTTGAGTACTGAATAATACATGAGAATTTCATTTGCAATTGAATCCCCTAAGGATGTAAAATACATACCTGAAGATATTCCTTGGTGTGTTCGACAAAAATGATTCCCGACCAATTTATATGAATAACAGGTTTGAATGGTCATCGCTTCAGAAATCGTACGAGCTTTTTCTTCTGACTGTCCAGCAACGATAAGCGCTAAATAATAAGCTTTTTGAATAATTTTTGGATGTAAACGTCTATCATATTGTTTGAAGTCTTGTTGGAGTAATTTCTTGCCTTTAAAACGTTTTGCGTATTCAGGAAAGCTAAGTAGAGCATTTTGACCAATTTGTGGTGCGCCTCGTTCACGGGATGATGGATCGCGAAACGACGCAACTGCATTCATTAACATCATACGATGCGCAATTACAACACTTGCATCCGTACTATCAAAGGTACGGATAACTCCTGCTTGAACTTTTTCAACTGGTCGCAGTTCTCCTTTTAAACATACTTGCGTAATCGTTTGATAAGCAATTCCAAGTGTTAAGTAGTCATAAACTGCTAGAGCGCGTTCTTTTAATTCTACTGCGGCCGGCGTGTCCTTGAGCACCCATTTGTCATTTTTAAGCGTGAAGAATTCTTTCTTTTTCATGATCTGATACTTTGTTTTAAAGTAGTATCCTGCAGATGAGTCCATTTCGAGTCGGTTTACCTTGTTATACAATGGATGGTGTTCAGGATATCCATTTATCGCTTCATCGAATGTTGGAGGTGGAAGGTTTTTGTTTATGTTGTAAATCGTTGTATAACGTGTTTGGAGATGGTCTGTAATTTTGTCCAAGAGTTGGTCATCTATTTTTCCTAATTTTTCTCCGTATGGTTGAAATTGGGTTGCGAGTACGTCATATTTTCCATCGACTTTCAGAACGTCAGAATATAGTTTTGTTCCATATGATGTCGAAGTGGGAATCATTCCACTGTTATGCCCAAATACTTCAGTTACTATGTCTTCATATCCTGTGGGAAACCTTTCAGGATGAAGAGATTTTACATAAACATTCCTATTCTTTCCCAACACTTCAATTGTTGAATCCTCATACAAGCCTGGAGATGGTGGTTCCAGCGCACTGATCATACTTGTAACATCCGAACTTAACACTTCTTTTCCTTTCAAACCATAATGTTTATCCATGAATTCCTGCACTGGGAGTACGGACTGATTCACACATTCTTTAAGCTCTTTTCCATATAACATCTCATGGGATATACTAGTGGCATGGGGATGTTCTCCCCGTCGTAATCCTACGTGCATACCGATAATTCTAGCATGCTGGTTTTGTGTAGGGACGTCACCAGTAAGTATATAGAATGATCCACAATCTCCTGCTTTTGTTGCGATTCCTTGCTCACTTGTCATAAATCTAGCAGAAATACCATGATGCATTACTGCTGTGCCACATGCCGATACGTATGGTGGCGAATTTACAGCAAAATCCATATTACACTTTTCAATAAGCGGATTTGGTCGATATTTAATCAGTGCTCCTGTGTATGTTGATGTTGGATACAGTTTTTCATTTGTAAGAAATAGGGATCGAATATCCGTGCATGAATCAATATGGCCAGTAATTCTAAAAAGCATCTGATCAATTTTTGGACAAAAACGTACACATTGTGCTTTGTACATTTTCCCATCCTTTTCCACGTCAAATTCATAAGTATCAATCCACAGATGGAAAGGAACACTTTTGTCTTCTCTCGCAATGAATGAATAAAGAATGAAATGAGCATTTGAAAGTCCGACATTCTCAAATAGCATATGACCAACTAATGATCCTGAGGCTGAATGCAAGCGACACGCATTTTTGTGTAGATATTTGATAACTTGATCTACTGCTGGAAGATTCTCATTTAATGGCAATGTGAACATTTGGTTTTTCCCATTCCATAGTGCATATGCTGCATCATACTTCTCCCAGTCTATGAATTCCGATGTTTCTTTGGATACATGAGTAATCACTTGTCCTTTTTGTTTTGGAAAATCAGTAGGATCTGGTTCATTTGAACTATATCCACCTGTAGCGTATTTGTTGATGGGGATCATTTTTGCTCCTCCTTTCTTCCCTTGATTTTTATCAGAGAATAGTTTTCTGACTATCATAAACGAAATCAAACCACCTGTTGCAACACAGAAAACTACAAATCCTTTTATGACGATATTAGATGATAAGAAGTTCGTCAACTTCATTGTAATTTGTGCCTTATACTTCTCAATTTCTAATGTATGTTTTGCTTTTAAATAATCAGCATACATAGCCTTGTATGTTGGTGTTGTAATAAAGAATTCTTTGATACGTCGATGATCATTACAGTTCATATGGTCAAGGGGCAGTTTCGTTACATCACCCATAATCCATTGAAAAACGTCGGATGATGGAATCATATCGATAAGAGCTCGATCACTGCATTTTGTTACGATTTCAAGATATTGATCCAAGATTGGAGTATTGTGTGGTTGCATTGAAAATGTAACAATGCGTTCGTCCTTGGCGGCTATTGAGTAAAATACTTTATTTCCGTCTGTTCTTAATTTATACTTATCGCAATCGATATATACGTTTGCGAAGGAACACACTTTGCGCAATTTAATCATTAGCTTGCTAATTTGCAATGACAATTGTGCTGGTTCTACTGAAAATATAAAGTCTTTTACTGGGAATGATGTATCAAATTGATTGAAGATTTCTTGTGGGATAATCAGTTGTTTCGCTTTAATAGCACGTAGAATTGCAATCCCTCCCTCTTTTACCATTGTTGATAAGTCCTCGAGCGTAATGTTTCGGATTTGAATGCAATTGGGGTCCTCCACATATTGGATTTCATTGTGAGGAACCAGGGATACGTCCATAATTTCTGTACCTGTTATATGTTTTTGGTATGTTGTCACTATTGATTTGAGAAATTCCGCATATGTTATTGGTTTTCCCGATACCATAATCCGTTCCTGTTGCATAATGATTTCAGTGCCTTGAAATCCTTCGTAATACCATTGATTATTGTTCTTAATCCAACCCTCTAGTCCCAATCGGCGAATGCAAGCATCATTATTATAAAACTCTTTTTCCAAGAGAGTATACCGATAGATATGTGGTATTCTGTTTGTGAATCCAAGTGCATGACACTGTTTAAATTTAATATTCGAGATGACGATAATAATTGACCCAGGTGCTGCACAGTTATAGAATGACGTGTACTGAGCAAGTCTATCCGCAGAAATCGATGATACAAGTAAATCATCGAGGATATAAATGGATTTGTGTGTCTTAGCTTCTAGTTGATCCCATGAGGAAATCCAATAATCAGGTAATGACGTAAATGTTTTTAAAGTTGGAACTACAATAGTTTTGACATAGGTTGTTTTTCCAACACCACAAGGTCCCGAAAGATTAAATACTAAGGGATGGGAATTTGCAGATTGATCATGATCGTTCTCATACAATCGGGGTGTTGCAAGGAATTCAGCTTGATGTGCTTGATATAAAACCATCGCATTATGAATAATAGTTCCTTTACCGACTAATTTTGATGTTAGAGGCGCGAAGCAATTATCTTTGTCTTGAAACGTTTCCTCATAAAAATCAAGATGACTAAAGTCTGGTTTTCTACCAATCTTAGTCAATCGTTGATTTGGGGAGTATCCATCCCAATGTACGCGATATGTCCTCATTCGTGACCAAAAAGCAGTCGTTGCTTCTGCTGTCAATACTTTTCCTAAGTTCCACCGAGGTTGATTACTAATTAAGATAAGGATGCGAATTCCACATGGTTGTGGTTTTGATGATAGGTCTGCTCCATCCATAGAAAAATATCCACTACTACATAACCCATTTAGATGTTTCGTGATAGGGTCATCACTTCGGTTTCGTCCGAATTCGTCATATACTGCAATTTGCTGTCCGGCATATAACGGCCAGTGTTCATTATTTGGCAAATTAATTGAATAAACTGCACTGGGAATTCCTAGTCGTTGTGCTAACTCGTTAATAAGATATTTACAAAAACGAGTTTTTCCAATGCCTGCCAATCCATATAAGTGAATGACTACAACATCAGGCCGGTGGTCCATTGTACGTAAGCGATCTTGAACGTCTTTTGATTTTTGCGTAAGAGTTGTTACCGACGCTTGAAGCAATTTAGCCATTTCTAGTAAACTCGTTCTTGAGTCCTGTGTTGTTTTAAGTAGGCTAAGATGATTGACTGACTGAGTAATTGCTTGTTTAATAAAGTAGGGTCGTTCCATATTCTCACAGAACCAGTTTATTGGTTTTTCTGAGAGATCCAGATTAATTTGATGCTGATCACGTAAAACCTCAATTTGCTTAACATGAACGCTTTTACAAATGTGTAAAACGTCCTCCGTGATAAACTCGATTATTCCTTTGATTTCTTTAGTGTCTCGCATTATCGCTGATTTCACGCGATCAAAATCGAGGAAATCTTTTACTGTCATAAGTCCAGTTTGGGAAATAACGGCAAGAACTCCACTATATACTAAACCAATTAATTTAGTGAATAACGGTGATTCCATCAAAGTGCCGATATCCATTTGATCTTGATCTGGCACTGAATGCCAATACCAACCATCTGTACCTTCGACTACGCAACCCAAGTATCCCGCATCTCCAATGACTTCTACATTACCATTCATAAAATGGATATAATATAGGTCACCAAAGCACGGTTCAATGTGGTTGGTTAAAAAGTTTTTCCACTCTGGTCCGTTTATCTTGCCTTCAAAGAAAATTGGGAATTTGTTCAGCATACAAGCATGTACGTCGACTTGGGGTTTGAATTTATCCGAAACAATGAAGTTCAATGCTGTCATTACTTCTTGCTCCAGATTGGCGCGAATGTCTTTCTTTCCTGGAATAAAATCCCAAGAGATAAGATCTTCAATTTCTTTGGTGTCAGTGAAATGAAGAATGCATGTTACGATGATTGCTGCAATACCCGCCAATTGGATTGCCCACATAATGGGATCATCCTTAGCTTGTACTAGAGCGTATATATGCGCAACGAGTGAAATTATCATTGAGATAAGTGTACTCTGCGCAATTGATGACAATTGTTTTAGGATTGGTATTTCCATAAGAAATCCTTTGATATCAATTTGGTCGATATCAGGCTTTAAATCCAAAGCTTTTGTCAAATCTACTAATGTAACTAACTCAACATTATTGAGTTGTACTTTATTATTAATAAATTTGATTTGTTGAGGTCCATAAGACCTTTGTAATGCCATAAGCATTTTCCATTTGAGTGATGGGTCATACTCCTCCATAAGAGGAAATAATGGTCCATTCTCAAGAATACAATTCCATAAGAATTGTTTTTGTTGTGTGTCTCCATAAGAGATACTGTTTTGCATTTGTTGCATAACCTTCATAAAAGGCATGTTTGAAATGTTTAAAATATTCTCCATTAGAGATCTCCTTTATAGCTTG